GCAACAAATTGAAAGTGGCAACAGAGACTACGATAAACAGGGTCGTCCTATACAAAGCCCAGTGGGTGCTATGTATAAGAACCAAGTTATGCCTGCCACAGCGGCTAATCCAGGTTATGGCATAGTACCAGCCAGAGATAACAGTCCAGAAGAATACAATAGAGTTGGACAAGAATACTTTCAAGCAATGTTGAAACAGTTTGGTGGTGACACACAAAAAGCCGCTGCCGCTTACAATGCTGGTCCAGGCAGAGTTCAACAAAACATGCGAGCCAATCAAGGTGAAATGAATGTTGCACAACTACCCAGAGAAACACAGGGTTATTTGCAAAAACTTGGTAACTTAGTTGGCAGTGTTATTCCCACAGCACAGGCCGCACCTGCACCACAAAATGTTCGTGCTCAAGCATATCCCCAAGAAGGTGTAGCAGTTGCTGGTCCTAATGGAGTTCAAGGCACTCAAACAATTATGGGTCCAGTAAGTCCTGAACAAGTACAACAACAAGCACAAAATGAAATGCAGGGTTTACAACAATATGTAAATCCTAATGCTGAACCTGCACCACAGGCCGCTCCACAAGCACAGGGCGGCATGGATTTTGTTAATCCAGATGAAGTAGCAATGGCAGCAGATAAAGCACAGAATTATCTACAAACTCAAACACAGTCAATTAACAGATATACAGAAGCACAGAATGATCCTATTGCACTGATACAATTACGTGAAGATAGTACGCAGCCTGATTGGGTTCGTAAAAGTGCAGGTAATCGTGTTGCTGAAATGATTACCAGTGAAAACAATAGACAGGCCGCTGAGGCAGCACTGCCAAAAATGACTCCCAATGAACTAGCCAGAGTTGCCACTAAGAAAAGTGAAGGCAACAGTGTTGGTGACTGGTTACAATATTTGTTATTCAAACATGTAGGTCTCAGTGACTTAGCCAATGACAAAGCAGAACAACTGGGCATTGGACATAAAACACTGCCTGCCACAGATGCAGACGGTAACACTGGCATGATAAAGTATAGTGCAAATGGTAGTCCACTGTCAGGCATTAACAGTGATGGCACTGAAATGAATAAAGAACAACTTGCTAAATTTGCCAGTGGTGGTGGCGGCAAATGGAATACAACAGCAGAAACTTATACAGACAAAGCAGGTAATTTATATCAAAAGCAAAACAATGAAAAGGGACAAACCCGCATTGTTAATTCACAAACTGGCAAAGTATACAATGGAGAAGAAAAATTACAACGTGAACGTGATGTAGCCGGTGCGGCTGCAGATGTTCGCAAGCAAGAATTCCGTAGAGAAAATGACGCTACACAGTTTGGTAATAGTATTAGAAAACTTGACTATGATAGCAAACTAAAAGCAGTTGCTGAATTTAGACAAGCCGCTATTAATCGTGGTGAAGCAGACTTAACAGATGATGAACTAAGTCGCATGGGTGTTAATCGTCCTGATATTGGACCAGCACCAACAAGACGTACAACAGGACAGGCACCTGCTACAGCACAGGGTGCAATTCCTCCACAGGCATTGCCTACTGTAGGCGCACAACCTGTAACAACAGCAGTTACAAAACCAGGCGCTGGTGTTACTGGTCGCATGAGTCCTGAAGAAATGAAACGTCAAGAAGCACAAGCAAAATTACAGCGTGAAGCCGAAAGTGCAGTTAGTGTTGATGCCCGTAAAGATTTTAATGGATATGTTGACAAAGAAATTGTTGCCAAAGTTCCTAACGCTACTAAAATTAGTAGAATCCGTAGCGCACAATTGGATGGTCCAGATGGTCTAGTTAATGTACCAGAAATTGCTGGTATTATGGCCAGTGGTGGAAGTGCTGGACGTGAAGTTGGTAACATCATACGTGATATGATTACTGGACAGTTTACCAGTGTTGAAGATTTGAACAAGCGTGTAGTTGGCTTAGGTTTACAAAATAGTAACCCTAAAGTTTACAATGCATTAATGATGCAGATAAGATTACAACAAGAACTTGGTCCATTGACTATCAAAGAAACTGCTCCAGTTGGTGCTATCAGTGACAGTGAACAGAAAATGAATACATCAAATCAAGTTGATCCTACACGTAACCCTGCTTATGTAACATTTAACTTGTTGAGTAAGAATAAGTTTAACACTGATTTGACACAGGCAAAAGCAGACTTTGCCGCTAAGAATCCTGATCTAAATACCATTGCTAAATTTAATCAAGCATGGACCAAAGAAGAAGGCAAGTTATACAAACAATATGATGACATTTATGCGGCCAGAGCGGCATACGTTGGTGAATATAAAAATACACCTGCGGCAGCAGTTGCCGCTTATAAATTATTCCCAGTGCCTGCGTGGAACGCTGAACGAGGTGAGTTTGAATATAAAGGTCAACCTTATGCTAAGAAGCGTCCACCAATTGGTAGTTTTGTAAATTAAGGAAACAATATGGCATTTGATAGAGCAGCCGCAAAAGAAGCAGGTTATAGCGATGACGAGATTGATGCTTACATTGCAGCCAACCCGCATGTAGAAACTAAAAAAGATAAAGATCAACAACAAGCCACTAAGTTGCCAAGTCCTGAAGAAGTCTTAGGAACTTCAGCAACCAATCCCAGTGATAATTTAGATCGCACCAATGAAGACTTAATGACTGGCGCCATGGGTGTTGGTCTAGGAGCCGCAGGTGTTGGTGTACCAGCGGCATTATACTATGGTGGTAAGGCTATATTAAATCCAGCAGTTCGCGCTGGTGTAGATTTTGCACAACGTGGTGTTGGTGCTTTAGAAAATGCTAATAAAATTGCACAAGCAACAGAACAAAGAGTTGCAGCCAATCAGGCTGCCAGAGCGGCTCAAGTAGGTAGACCTCTAGGACCAGTTAGCCCACAAGCAACTTACAATGTACCCACACAAAATGTTCCACAGATGAGAGCACCTGTGCCACAGGGTCCAGTTGCACCACAGAACTTACAGAACCAAGTTAGACAACAAGCCGCTAGTCGTATTGTTGGCATGGGTGGTGCGGCAGCAGTTCCCGCCGCAGTGGGTCTGGGTGGTGCAGCCGCTACTGGCATAGCCGGTGGACAAATGGCAGCAATGACACCAGAACAGCGTAAAGCATATTATGACAATATGATGTTGGGTGCCATGGGCGGTGATGCCTCATTGGCAGCGGCAATTATGAACCGTGGGCAATAAGTAACACTATGACAACAGCAGAACAACTAACACTAATCTTTAAAAATAACTTCGTTGCTTATTTTCGCAGCCATGCCGCACATGTAAACATTACAGGCCGTAATTTCCGCAGTGATCACAAGTTACTGGGCGGTGTATATGAGCGTAGACAAGCAGAGATAGATAAAATTGGTGAGATCCTACGTACCATGCAGGAATACATGCCCTGTAATATCATGGATGTTATTGTTGATGCTACAATACCTATTGATACCATAGAAGGCACAGCGGATACATTGTTAGAAACTGTGATGATGGATCTAGAACACTTGCTAGATGATTATAAAGCATTAATCACAATAGCCAATGATGAAGGTTTTGAAGAAGTTAGTAACTACGCACAGGATCAAGCCCTGGATTTGGAAAAATCTATTTGGATGTTGCGTAGCACATTGGAATAAGTCAAGCCACCAGAGTGTGATTAAGAACTAGGTGATTTTGTGGCTTTCTAACCTAGGCATCATGGAATAGGCAGGCCGGCTTATACAACACTCAACTTTTTATATGCAAAACTACCTCTAATGTCATAGCCCTGACGTTGATGTAGTTTTAAAAATGCAGTTTGATCATGGCGCATGGTAGTACTACAAATAATAGGCATCTTAGCAAATCTGGCAAACTCCTCCCACTGATGCATCATATCCAAAATTAATTTAACACGCAGTCTCACAGTGAGATCCAGACTTAAATGAACCATGCGTACAGTTAACATAGGATCATCACTCCAAGCGGCACGTTCATTGCTATGTGCCCAAGTATACGCTAAAAGTTTGTTATCATTATCCCTAGCCACTGTTAATAGTTCAGTAGTGGGTAGATAAAATTGATTTACCACTGCAAAAGTGATATTCCTGCTGTATGCCACAGGATCTGGTGTAAAGATATTATCAATCTCAGTTTGAAAATGTTGTTCTGCCATTTTAACTATGTCATCAACATCCAAGCCTGTGGCTTTGTTCCAAGTATAAGTTGTCATTGCTGGTCCTTGCTGTAATACTATATTTAAGCCTGGAAATTCACGATTTTGTCATGCTAAATAATACTTATGGAATCAAAAGAAATTACTAGCATAGAAAAGCCCAAGACTGGACCAGGTCGTGGTGGCTATAGACCCGGCGCCGGTCGTAAAAAAGGACAGCGAGATCAAATCACAGTGGCTGGATTACTGGACCAAGTCTATGATCAAAGTGGCAGAGACTATGATGAGATATTAGTAGGTGACTTTTTACAAGCACGTCTTGAAGGTGACAAACAAACAGTTTACAAATATCACAATTTGATTTTAAGTAAAGTAATGAATAGTCTAGCAAAGATAGAAGTAACAGACAGTGAGGATGCTATTGCATCTAAAAAGGCTGCCTTTGCAGAAGCATTGAGCAAACTTACTGGCGTTAAACAGGAATAAATATACACATGCCGTTAAAAAAATCAACCAGCAAAAAAGCATTCACAGAGAATGTTAAAACAGAAATCGCCGCAGGTAAGCCTCAAAAGCAAGCCCTGGCAATCGCTTACTCTACTAAGAGGGCAGCGGCAATGAAGTCTCCCAAGACAAAAGGAAAAACAAAATGAAGCATAACAGCATTACACAAAGCGATATGAACTTAGATTTTAACGGCATGAAGGGTGATGGCGTTAATCGTGGTGCAAACAAATTCGCAGGTAACCAACACAGTGGTATACAAAACCCTAACAAAACGTTTAACAACAAACGTGGTCCTACAGTGGGCAACAAAAGTGATGACGACAGCACATATCCAGATGCAGCCGCATTACCTAAGTTTACTACAGGTAAAGAAATGTTCCCAGCAAGTGCTAATCCACAAGTACGCACCAGTGGCGGTGGACGCTTCCCAGGCACACGTCCATTTGATCCACAAGCAGGACAAAATTACAAAGGCAACGCAGACAAAATCAATTTTGGTCGTGGCCCAACAAAAGGAAACCAACTATGAGAATCTCTACATCTAATCCTCAGGCAAAAGCAATCAACCAAAAGCGTGGACCAACAACTGGTAACATGGACATGGGCGGTAAGCGTGATGCTTTTATGAAAGAAAAATCCAGTACCAGCGGTGAGAAAAGCGCATTGGCAGACATGGTATCTAATGCAGTGGCCGCACGTGGTCGTGGCATGCAAAGTTTCCGTGATCCAGCAGTTGAAGGCCTAAGTGCTGACACCAATGTTGGACCTAAGAAGAATTCTACTGCTGATGGCGCAAAGTTGCCAGCAAAATACAAAGCACCAAAGAAGTAAGGAATAAATTATGAGCATGAGTACTAACACAGGCGGGCTAAGACAAAACCTTCCCAAGACGTTTCAGGACAATGCTCCCAGTGGTGGTAGACCACAGACTCTGCCTGCAATGACTCCACAACAGTCTTATGATCAATATTCTAAGACTATGCTTGGTGGTGGCGCAGAAATGAGGCCTGCTGTATTGGATCCAAACTTAGATCTCAGTGAACAAACCACAGGTAGAGGTCGTATTGATGACAGCACAGGCCTAGTTGATCCAGGTTTTAATGTTAGTCCAGTATCACCAGGTGGTAAAGGCGGACAGTTTGGTCCTGGCATGACACCCGGTGGCGGTGGCAAATCAATGTTGCCAATCTTTAGACAGCCTGGAGAAGCACCTCCTGATCAAGGTTTTATTAAATCACCCTCACCCGCATTACCTCCACAGATGCAACAACCCATGCCTGGACCAGGTTATGTTGGTGGTATAAGAACACCGCCCAGTAATTATAGACCACCAAATCAAGGTGGCGGTATATTGAGAAGCAGACGCACAGGAATGCCCATCAATCGCTAAATAACTTTACACTAGTGTGACAGACTCACACTAGTTTTTATTCGTATAGAAAAGGAAATGAAATGACGAAAAAAACCACAACCACACCTACAGATGTGGAAAGTCCCTGGGAAGATACTCAGGCAACCCCCGAAGAAATAATTGAAGTAGCAGAAGCAGTGGCTGGTATTATACCACGTTCAACCAGCACAGCAGACTTTGACATGGAAGGTCTAATGACAGACTTTCCCACAGCCAAAGAACTAGAACGCTTTGTATATGATGAAACAGGCATTGTCCTAAACTTAAAAGGGCGTGCCAACAAATTAAAATATCAAGTAGCCATGGACACACTCAATGGCGTTGAGATTGATCCAACATTTATTGGTGGTGATAACCCTTACATTGATCGTGCAGACATGGTTCCAGTTGAACCGTTCCCACCAATACCCGAACGTGATCCCACACTGCCACCTGAAAGTGAATTACAAAATTACTTCTTCAGTCCCTTTGTTCCTCATCCAGATCCAGAATATAGAGCAGTGGGTAAGAAATGTCACTGCACATTCCGCAAATACAATGATGGCACAATCAGTTATGAAATCAACGGTCCCTGGGAACAAAAAGAATCAGGCACAAAGATTGACAAATATGGCAGAGAGCGTCCTGAGATTATTAAATGGATTGGTGCTTGCAGTGGTGAGCAAACAGTTCAACGTGAAGACGGCACATTAACTCCAGTGGGACGTAGATTACGTACCATGATGCAGGCACAGCGTATCAATGCTGGCAACATCTGGGATACATTTGTAGACAGAGACTTTGGACAGTTTAACAGTGAAGCCATTGTTGACCCTTGGGGCACGGACACAAGAGTAAGTTAATATGACAGATCCAACTATGAGAGATGGCATGATCTTTCAAGCACAAGAAGCCGCCCGCACACGCGACACATTGATACTGCAAAAAGTCAATGCTGTTCACAGAGAAGCATTTAGACAACGTTTCCCCGGACAGATTGAACATTGTCTGCGACTAACTGCTGAACGACTACAGGCTATTTTAGTTAAAAAGCCTGAGGATCTCAGCAATCCAGAAACTTGGACCAGTACTGCCAGTGAGATTGCCAGTCTCAGTGAATCATTATACTACCTAAGTTTAATCAGCCAACAATATCCACAGGAGTTACCAAATGTCACTACTCAAACAAATGCAGTTAGTTAATATCATGCATGATGAATCCAGTGCCGTTGATGTAGGCGGAAATTGGATTGATGACGACGAATGTCACATAGCGTTTAGGTTTGATCAGGACAATGAAGATGACATTGAGTTTCATTTAAAAATGAGTAGAAATTCAATATTATTACTGCGTGATTTTTTAAACGTAAAACTATTAGAACAAAAGAGAACGTTGCACTGATATGCTGGGTCAAGAAACATTAATGGCCCGAGCACTGCGCTGGGCTTTAGATGAATATGAGTTACCCATTGATGCATTACCCAATCTCAATGGTGACTTAAAAGCCAAGTTAATGGAATTAAGTATTGAAATCTGTGACGACATGCGTTACAATCAATTAAAATACTTTCGTCCATTTGAACATCAGTTGAAGTTCTTTAGCACAGGTGCCAGTGAACGTCGTGGCATACTGGCTGCCAACAGGATTGGTAAAACAGTAAGTACCTGTTATGAAACAGCCATGCACTTGACAGGCATATATCCTGAATGGTGGACTGGCTATAGATTTACTGCACCAATAACTGCCATGGTAGCAGGTGAAGGTTGGAGTCAGGTAGCATTGGTGTTACAAAATGAATTAATAGGAACACAGGATGTCAAAATTACAGAAAATCTTGGCACTGGTGCTATACCTCGTGACTGCATTGTGGTTGACACTATGCGTAATGATGGTGCTAATAACATTGGCTGTGAAATTAGGCATGTTAGTGGTACCAATAGTTATCTATTATTTGCTAACTATACACAAGAAGTAAGACAACTTCAAGGTTTTAAACTTAATTTGGCAGTATTTGATGAGCAACCACCCGATGACTTTTTCAGTGAGATCGTTACGCGAACTGCTACCACACAGGGTAAAGTTCTATGTTCGTTCACACCGCTTAAGGGTCTTAATGGCCTTGTAAGTAAATTTTGGAACAAAGAACAGGGCTATGAATATATTCGTGTAGCCTGGGACGATGTGCCTGAATATGACCCCTGGGGTCAACCTTTTCTACTTGCCGCAACAAGACGACAACTGGAAAAGGATTATCTGCCACACGAGCGCGAAGCACGTATTGCAGGCAAACCTGTCATGGGCAAAGGCGCTGTATTCCAATTGAATAACTGGCCCACATACAAAACAGGTGAGATTGACTTTACCCGCATGATGCGTATACAACGTGTTATTGCACTGGACTTGGGTTTAGTCAACGATAAAACAGTTATATCATTAATGTATTATGAACCACATGAACGAATTATGTATCTACATAGACAGATTGTTGTGCAGGGCATTGAAGAGGCTGTCCCCACTCAGTATATCAATCATCTACTTCGTCCTGAAGTGTTTGGCACTCCTATTGCTTTACCTCCTGACGCAAGCACTGCTGGCAGATACACCATGAGCAGTAGCAGTATCCGTGAACTGTTTGAACAATATGAACTCAATGTAATAGATAAAGCCATTATGAATCCACCAGACAGTCAGGGTCGTGTAACCAATCACAAAGCCTATGGTATTAATCAAATGCGACAGATGTTGGAAGTTGGTAACTTAATGATCAATGAAAACTGCACTCATTTCCTCAATGAAGCACAAAACTATTTTGTTGATGAAAAGGGTAGATTCAGTGATCCAGATGACTGTATTGATAGTTGTCGTTATGCAGTACTGGCCTGTTTAAATGGCTATGCTGAACCCTGGGATAACCGCACTTCACAGCAAAGAATGTTGGCGCAGAGAGATAGATACATTAGACAGGATGAAACTAATAAACCCGCTTGGAAGAAGACCTTCTCAGCATAACAAGGAATAGCAATGAGACAAGGACAATTTATGGTATATTCACAGGGAGCACCCCGAGAAGAACATGATATAATCAACAATGAAGATTATAGACTTAGGTTAAGAAAAACCTGGGTAGAAGCCACAGAAGTTTGGCACATACAAATACAAAGTCAAAGTATATTTGACAACCGTTTTGAGATGTTCCTAACACACGAAGAACTTAAAAAATTCAAGGACGCACTATAATGTTTATATGCGCTATTGAAGACAACACAATGATACTCTGCGAAAAGCATGCCAAAGTATTTGAAACAGCGGCAATGATAGCAATGACTCCACACACAGTCTATGAACTGGAAGATGAGGACAGTGCGGGTGCTACATGCCATGCATGTAACCTACAAGATGAACTTACTCGTCCACAGATCATAATGCCCGGAGACTTTTAATGAGTTATATTGTATCAGCACTACCACCCATTAAATGCTTTGTAAAACGTGAGTTTCTTTATAATTTTACCAAGGGTCATGGAGAACTGGAACCAGCAATCTGGGTCAGTCTCAAAGCACTGCGTGGACAAGTATTCCGCATTGAGTCACTGCTGCCTAATTACGGTGCATTGTATGACAAACTACCCATACATGCTTATGTATGGAAAACAGATCACACAGGTACACTGCCCATAGATCAGTTACAATTATGGGACTGCATGGGCTACCGCTTTACCATCATTGAAAAGATAGGATTACGTAATCTAGGCGTAAAGTTCCTGGGCAAAGACCGAGCCTGGCATTATGGCAACTATTTGTTTACTGTGGACTTTTGTGCTGAAGGCATGGACGTGGACACAGGCTTTACAGAGGTTGCAGAAGAACACAAATCATTTAATTTTATTAAATTGGAAAATGGACAGTTTGCAGTTCAACCCAATAACAGATGTTTATGGTATGATCAAAGTTTAATCCCCAGTGAAACAAAGTTTCCAGACTTTCAAGCGGCACAGAACCTATGGACTGTGGATGGCACACGTAAGTGGACAGCAGGTGATGATTGGTTTTACAGCATTGAGCCAAGAAAATCCTGATGACAAAAACGCTAAATAACAGTTATACTAAAGGATTCCTTTAAATGTTGAATATTAAGAATATCCCTATTGAAGACATCAATAAAAATGTCAAGCAAAATGCCCAGTTCGTACGTATGAAAAATATGATGGACACAAAGATGGCCAGTTATTTGCGTTATTTGGGAACTAAGAATGCTGTTAATCGTGCAGTGGACTATCACTATTTGTGCCTAGCAGTTACAGAAAGTACTGCACCTGTCAATGGCATTGACTACATACACCCCAGTGTTAAGCCAGTTGTTGACTATGCCACAGCAGTTATTGCCAAGGGACTTATGCCCAATGGTGAAGTTAACTTTGATTTTGTAGCCGATGGGCAAGATGATGAAGAAGCCGCACGTCAGGCCACTGACATGGTGTCAAAAGTTGTTAACCAAATGAATGACCCGCACTTTATCCTAGAGCGTTGGGTCATGGATGCCAACATGCACAAAAATGGCATGATGATGATCAAACCAGTGCGTGAGCAAATTACTCGTTACATAGAAACAGAAGGTACACTGGAACAATTAAAAGCATTTGAACTACAGGCCGCTGAAGGTGGACTCACAGCACTGCGACAAAGCAAGCGCCAAGTCAATGTTGACATGGAAAAGGTCATGGCTGAAGTTCAACAGTTATTGGGCGATCAACAACAGGGCATGACACAGGGTCTAATAGATCAACAGATAGAAAGACTGGGTCAATTACCTGAAGAACAAGACACAGAAGCCATGGCCATGGAAGCAGAAGCCATGCAACAAGAAAATGTTGACGGCCAAGAAGAGATCTTAAATTCCGCTATCAAACGTAATACAATATATAAAGCCAAGTATAAATTAACAGGTTATAACTTAAACATCAAGTTCCATCCTATTGCACAACATTACTGGGTCTGTGATCCCACTGTGGAAGAAATGAAGGATCAACCATTCTGCGGTTACTATGATCCTATGACAATTCAGGAAGCCACTGAATTATATCCAGATATTAACCTAGAAGAATTTAGAACACATGCTGAATACAACCAAAGTGGTGCATATCAAGCAGGCAGTGTATTAAACAACTTGGCTATTCACGCACGTGACTCAGTACCTATCATGGGTATACCAGTTAGCAGTGCAGCCAGTGCAGATCCAGACAGTAGACAAGTAAGTATTGTCACTGTATGGAATAGATTTGACATTGATGGTGACGGTGAACTAGAACTAATTGAAGTAATTTATTCAGGCAGTTACATTATCAGCGCACGTGAAGTAGAGTTTATTCCTGTGGCTAACCTATGTCCAAAACCCTTGCCTGGAAACTTCTATGGTATGAGCATTGGTGAAAGTGTTATTCCCATGCAAGAATATAACACATCAGCGGCTCGTGCAGAAATACAACTGGGTTTGTTAACTGCTACACCACGTATTGGTGTTAAGCCAGATCGTGTAGACTTTGAAATGATGCAGGACGGTGAAAGTGCTATCTTTATTCTAGACAGCAAGTTTGACCCCAGCAAAGACATTTACCAAATGCCTCCTCCCAGTGGTAACCTAGCATTCCTAGAAGTTGCCATGGATCGTATTCAAAAGGATACTATGGCCATGGTGGGTATGACAACTCCACAGGACGTATTCAATCCAGAAGTCATGGCTGCTGGTAACAGTGGTATCAAACTACAAATGGCACTGAGTCCCAACCAGATCATACAGGACAACACAGTACGCAATGCGGCTGAAGGCCTAAAACAAGCATTGTATTTGATATGGAGAACATTGATACAATATGGTGATGACTATGGTGTTAAGAAATTGGCACAAAGCAGTCACCCAGATAAGAAGCCAGAGTTCTTGGATTTTTCTTCCTGGGACAACATGAACTTCTGTGACAGAAAACAAGTTCACTTAGAACTAGCCCTGGGTATGATGAGTGAAGAAAATGCACTGGGTCGCTTACAGATCATACAAAAAGCACAAAGTGAATTATTCCAAACAACACAGCAAATGGTGGGCCAAGGTGCGTTAACACCTGAGATCTACAAAAAGATTAAAAAGCCTTTTGCAGATACATTATATGTGCTGGGTGTCAAAGACGCAGACAGTTATTTGCCCAGTGACGAAGAAGTCATGGCAATGATACAAGCCAGTGCAGAAGCAGCCAAGAACAGAGAGCCAAGTCCAGAAGACAAACAGAAACTTTCAGTGGCTAACCTTAATGATATTAAGGCCAAGCAAATTGAAATGGAAGTTGCTGGCACTGATGCAGAAAGTCAACTAGACTTTATGTCCATGGCCGCTGGTGATCCAAAAGTATATTCATAATACTAAATAATCACAATAGAAAAGCATATGATCAACGACGATACAATAGACCACTATAACAGTAGATTAACTGTAGACCTGGGACAACTTAGTAAACTCAATCCTAGTCAACAAGACCGGGTTAGACATTACGGTAGCCAGGCAGAAACATTATTGAAGAACAAAGAGTTAGCCATGTTTGTTCATCATTTTAAATTTAGTCTGGCAGATGAATTAGCGTCCATTCGCAGTCATCTGCCCGAGGACAATGCTCGCAGAATTGCCATAAGCAATGAACTTGCAGGCATTGATAATTTTGTAAACAGCCTTAAGCGGGCAGTTTACTTAAAAAGTCGTATTGGTAACACTAACGAAGTGCCCAATACTTAAAAGGAAAATAAATGGAAACAACGATCAGCCCTAACCAGCCTACAGCGCCGGCGGCCACTGAGCAAAGCGCAGTCCCAAGTTTAGACTCAATAGCCGCGAAAATGACCGCCATGCGTGACCAAACGCTGCGTAATCAAATTCGTCCTACTGAACAAACTGCAACAGGAGTAGATGCATCGGCAGATGGATCAGCCTCTGTGGCACCCGATAGCGGAGCCGAAGTTGGTGATACCAACGATACAGAATATGCCAGCGACAATCAGGAAGCGGATGCCCAGGAAACTGTAAGCCCCGATAGTACCGATTCTACAGCAGAAGAACTAATTGACTTTGTTGAGTTTGCAGAAACAAACCCCAACGCCAAATTCAAATTTATGAAGAACGGCAAAGAAGTTGTAGTTGATGCTAAGAAAGCCGCAGCCATTCTAGGTCAAGGATCAGCAATACACGAAGAAGCACGCCAACTGAAAGTTGAACGAGCAGAGTTTGAAGAATATGTCAACGATGCTAGAAGCAAAACAGATGGCCTGATGTTAGCAATGGAGTTTACTGTACAACCCAAGTTGAAGAAAGCCTATGATGAGATTTTGAAAACTCAAAACTATCAAACAACTTTTCAACAACAATTGGCACAGACCAGGGATCCTGCTACTGTAGCAAGGATTCAGGCTAGTATGGCTCAAAATGAGCAGTGGATTAGACAACAACAAAAGCAGATCAAACGACTGCAACCTGCTGTTGAACAATTCCAACAAATACGTAGCCATCAAGTCAGTGAAGTATTGGCAACAAGTCGTAAGAATTTTACAGATAAAGAATTGAAAAATGAATATATCTATAATGAACTACGCGACAAGATGTCAAAACTATGGCCCAGCGCCAATGCACAAATAGTGCCTGGTGTGCCAAACATTGATTTGATCAGCAGTGATGAGGCTTTGTTAAGTCTTGTTCGCGATGGTCTAAGATACAGAGATAAACCCAGTGCTAAAAGTGCAGGCAGTAGTTTCGCTACATTGACTCAGCGTAAAGGTAGTTCTACACAGAAAAACCAGGACGATGGCATCAGCAAACTTCGTGAACAAGCCAAGGGCGGTGATAAAAAAGCCGCAGATAATCTCTTAGTAGCACAACTCAGTAGACTTCGTGCAAACAGAGGTGGTAGATAAAATTTAAAGGAGCCTAAAAATGGCATTTATTTCAACTACAAACATTGGTAACGGTACAGGCGCATTCGCAACAGACATCGTTGTCAAGGATTTGGATTTAGACGTCTCTAACAGAGTTAAAGACGATACACCTGTATTAAACATGTGTATGAGCAAAAAGCGTAAAGTTAACAGCACACAACCTTTGTGGACTGATGACATTTATCGCTTGCCAGCAGTTAATGCTGTGCAAGAAGGTGCAAGTGTTAGTTCTACATACGCAGAAGCAAATCAGCGTTACAACTTGAACAACTTCACACAGATCTTCCAGACTACGATTGGTGCCACTGGTACTGCTCGTGCTGTTATGCAATCTGGTGGTGATCCCCAAGCGTTAACTTTTGAAAGCGCCCTTACTGCGTAAGCAGTATTGAATAACTCTGTGAAAACGGTGAAACTCTTAGCAAGTAAAGTTGAAGACAATACCGTGCCAAGCACTAGTAATAGTGAAGGTGTAACGACTAGAACGTAAGTTCGTAGGGTCAAGTGACCCGAAGTGCAGAGAATCCCTAGTGGATTGTGAGATAGTCTAATCTATATGGAAACATATAGCAGCCTGAAAAGGCGGTGATAGAAGTAACGAATCTATTGCGAATATAAATGATCAAGAAGTGAAGCAGTTAATTGAATTGATGTTTGACGTAGAACAACAATTAGTTCGCAGTGACCAAATTGGTACACAATACAGCGGTCAAAGCGGTAGTGCAACTGGTAACAGCCAAACTACAGCAGGTAGCCAGAACACCAGCGGTCGTCGTATGGGTTCACTGGCATCTTACGCTGGCACATTGTCATTCAACACAGTGTCTGGCACAGAAGCAGGTTTGACAACAAACTACAACGCACCTAGCAGTGACACAAGTTCAACAACATTGAGCCAATTATCTGGCAGCCCCAGTGGTGTAAACGCATTGTATGTTGTTGCCAACGGTAACTACTACTACACAGCCAACGGTTCTGGTTTCAGTAACCAAGTATTCAGCCCAGTATTATACAAGCAATTGGTAACTACTGCTGAACAACGTTACAACGCTAAGATCCGCACTATGGTTGTTCCAACAAGTTTGAGAACTACTATCAGTGATAACATCGTTAGTTCTAACACAAGCGTAAACCGTCGTAACGTTGAGCGTGGTGACACGATTCAAACATACGAAGGCGACTTCAGTTACACATACGAAGTTTATGACTCATGGGTGATGGACCAGAGTGGTACTTCTAACAGCATTTACTTCTTAAACGAAGACGTGTTGCAGTGGGGTAGTTTACGTGACCTAGGTCCTAACAACGAAGTATTCAGTTCTGCTGACGCTTCATTGGATCAATTTCTTATGGAGGGGACACTTATCGTACGTAACCCAGCAGGTGTTGGTATGTTAAACAACATTACTACAGGCTCAACAATCGTTACTAGCCCACGTAGTGCTAACCTAGTCCGTCGTGTAAACGCAGGTCCAGGTTCTACTTCCTAATTCAAGGATTTAGTAAACTGATAAAGGCCACTTCGGTGGCCTTTTCATTGATGTTTATTTGCATAAATACTGCTATGAATGATATTAACCAACCCGAATACTTAGATGATACGGACCCAGAAAAGAATTTAAATTACTGGCGCCAGGACCATGGTGGCACCGTTACCAGTCACAATGGTATAGCAGATAGATTATTGCAAAACAATAAACTATACAATGCCATGAAAGGTGACTGGACTCGCAGTGAGTTAAACAAAAGCGGCAACATAAAAGTTACTACAGGCCGTGAAGACGGCAAGTTTTACATTCAACGCGAACAACTAAACATAAAGGCTGTTATTGACGCTGTCAAAGATTACAGAACAATGGCAGAAAAAGGTATCACTGATCCTCTGGGACCATACATGCCTGATGGCACTGTTGGTTGGAAGTGGATAGATTTACCCAAGGTGGTTGCTATTAAAATCAGTGATGATTATTTTGGTGGCATGCCCTGGAATACAATTAAACATGATCGCACACTTAAAGCACAATTTTATAAAGTTGTGGAAACAGAATATCCACAATTTGTGTGCTATCCACATGGCAAATTACCCATACCCATTGATGTGCCATATCCTACAAAAGTAGGCGAAAAAAGATTCTTTCAAGGAATATAAAAAATGTTTGTAATACCCACAGCAGATGATCTAGTAACTTTCATCAAAGACTTTACTGGCAGCACCAATGACACAGAAATAAAGAAATGTATCTTTATGGCAGAAATGTCCATGCGTAACATTGAATTGCCAGCACTACGCAGTGACCCCTATGCCGCAGAAAACATTGGCGTAGCCGATGAGAATGGACGCATTGACATTCCCGGTGACATGAACAAGCCCATTGTGTTCTTTAGACAAGGCAATCAAGTAACAACCACTGCTACAGCAACAGGTGTTAGTGCGGCTTATACAATAACACTGACATCCAATCCAGGACAAAACATATCAACTGGTATGACTGTAACAGGCACAGGTATTGGCGCAGGCGCAACAGTTGCCAGTTCAGGTGGTGGTAGTATAGGCAGCGTGGTTACACTCAGTGTGGTTAACTCAGGCACTGTAAGTGGAACAATAACATTTTCAACGCCAGCAGGCAACACCACAGGCAATGGTCCTTGGTTGGTGTATGATCGCATTGGTGACAGAGACATTATCAGTCAAGGCTTACTGGCACAATTATACATGCAACCCTATAACGTACCGCAGGTTATCCGTGGTAAGTTCAGTGAGGTTTATAATCAATATCAATTCTTACCACTTATTGGAGAAGGAACTGCTGTTAACATGTATTACTACAAAGCCTGGCCCTTGTTGTTTGCTCCAGTGGCAGATGCTATTATCAGCACAACCGGCACTGTTGGATCAATATCAGGCGCAGGTCCTTGGACTGCTACCATAACAGGCATGAGTTCAACAACTGGCTTAACACCAGGCAAACCAATCAGTGCAACTGCTGGCACAGGCAGTATTGGCACAGGCACTATTACAGTGGCCAGTGTTATTGGCAGTACCAGTATAACAATCTCAGTGGCAGCCACAGGTGGATCAACTCCCACAGCAGGTACAGTAACCAACATTAAATTAATTAATCAAACAGTTCAAAACAATGCTGTATTACAGACCTGGGCAGAAGGTTATGTATATGCTACACTGCGTGAGTATTTTATTAAGAGACACAACGAAACAGATGCTGCCATTTATGATGGTAAATTTAAAGAAGCATGGAACCAAGTAAATGATCAAAACAATTTAGGTAAATGGAGTGGTGGACATACAAAGTTGACATCAGTATGGCAACCACGTATATATCGTCAATTCAACGTTAAGTAAAGGGCTATAATGACAGACACCGTATCATCAAATAATCTAACATCACTGTATGGTAGCACAGACACCAATGTAAATTTGGCCACACCCAGTGACCCTGCACTTGATAGTTCAATAGCCAGTAAAAACTTTACTACATTGTACAGTGGAGGTGGAGCAGATCCTATTCCAGTGACTGTAGTTGGTAATACAACTTATAACATTGCCAGTGCTGTCACTGGTGGCGGTGGTAATCTATTATTAACAGGCAGTGATGGCAGCAGTGATTTCGTTACATTTGCCAGTGGCACAGGCATTACTGTGTCAAGCACAGACAGCAGTACTATTCTTATTACTAACACAAATCCTGCAGGAACAACCTATGCCATTAACGCCAGCACAGTAGCAGGTGGCGCCAATTTAAATTTAGTGGGCAGTGATGCCAGCACAGACGCAGTAAAGTTTGCCAGTGGAACTGGTATTACTGTGACAAGAACAGATGCTGACACTATTACTATTACAAACTCCAGTCCTGGTTCAGCAGGCGTAACCAGTATTACAGGCACAGCCAATCAGGTTATTGCCAGTGCCAGCACAGGTGCTGTTACGTTAAGCACACCACAGGACATTGCTACTACAAGCAGTCCAACATTTGCCGGAATAACTGCAGGCCTTGTCACAGTGGGTGCTGGAGATCCTGACACTATTACCACTACTTCAGGTAATTTGTTTTTACAAAGCACTGGTGGTGAAGTTCAAGTCAATGGTGATTTTGAAGTCACAGGCAATGGTAATTTTAATGGCATTGTTGCTATTAACAATGATCAAACAGTTACTAATCCAAGTTATCAGGCATACAGTGGTAGTAGTCTAGGTAGTTTAACCTGGAATGGCACAGTCTGGGATGCCACCGGTGGCATCAACAGTGATGGTGCTGCCTTTGGTAACATCACTATTGCTGTAACCACAGACAATACTATATCTACAACCACAGGTGATTTAACAATTACCAGTGCTGGTACTTATGTTACTGTTAACAAAGACGCTGTCATTACAGGTTCATTGGCTGTGCAAGCAGATGCCATTACCATTAACAGTGATAAAACTAATTTTGACACATACTTAAACTTTGGTCGTGTAGCACCAAACAACAATGCTGCCATTCGTTGGAACGCAACTACAAACAGATTTGAATTCAATGCAGATGGAACTAGTCCCACTAACTGGAGTCCATTTGTTCAAACACTAGATGACCTCAGTGACGTCATCATTACTACACCAGCGGCTGGTAATGTGCTTACCTATAATGGCAGTAATTTTGTAAACAATAGCACAGTTACAAGTTTAACAGGTGCGACTCGTTTCAAAGCCACATATCAAAATTCTACATCAACTGCTACAAGTTCATTGCTGGTAAACAGAGATTATGACACTTACACTTATGTCACAGGTGATAGTACCGCAGTTCAATATCAAATAACCAGTGATACACAAGCCACAGTGGGTATTGGTCTAACAGGCTTTGCTTACAGTGCCACTGATCCAAGTTTCCTTGCAGTTACAACCACAGACAATTTTACAACTAGAACAACTGTCATGGATGTAAATGGCACTGATGCCAAATTTGATGCTACAATTTTAACACTAAATTATAACCTTACAGGTGCGGCCACTGATGCGTATTATGCAGTTAATCGCGGTAGCACAGGTGCAGACGTTGCTCTAAGATGGAACTCCTCAACAAACAAATGGCAGTTTACCAATGACGGCACTACGTACTATGACATGGCTGATAACAGTGGTCATACGTTTGGTAACATTACTGTGGGTAGTGTTACACCAAATACTATTTCAACAACCACAGGTGACTTATTAATCACTGCGGCAACCAGTGCAATTACAATTACTGGTGCTACAACAATGACCGGTGATTTAAACGTGCAGGGTGGTGACATTACCAACAGCACAGGTGAACTAAGAATTACCAGTGGTAGCACAGACTCAAACATTGTGCTTACTCCCAGTGGCACTGGTGATGTCTTATTAACTGCTGATTCTACTATAATTGGTGATCTTAACACCAATGCCGCACTGACAACTAATGGCACAGGTGACCTAGTATTGAATACTAACAATGGCACAAACAGTGGCCAGATCACAATATTAAATGGTGCCAATGCCAACATCAATATTGTTCCTAATGGCACTGGTGATGTTATTTTAAGTGCAGACATTGTTCAAGTTGGTGATGCAAACACAGCCGCTACAATTACAACCAATGGCACTGGTAACTTAATATTAAACACTAACAACGGCACCAATGCTGGCACATTAACATTGGCCAATGGTGTCAATGGCAACATGACTTTAGCACCCAATGGTAGTGGTAGTGTTGCACTTACACTGGCCAATGGTGGTAACTTAACAAACACCAGAAATTATGTGCAGGGTGCTATTCGCAATGCAACAACAGCGGCTGCTGGTGAAGTCTTCACACTGGGTCCCTCAGGCACAGGCTTCAAAGGTATCAGTTTAGACAACAGTGCTGACACAGCAGATGGTCCTATGACAATACTGCGTAGTTTTACCGGTGGCGCAGTGGCAGGTGCTGGCACTCGTGGTCGTGTTATATTTGAACGAGCACGAGGAACCAGTGCCAGTCCCACAGCAGTTCAAAGTGGTGATCAAATTGGTAGCCTTGAAGGCACAGGTTATACATCAACTGGTTGGTTGGCTGACACACTGGCAGTTATGCCCAGTGTTTTCAATTATACAGCCACTGAAAACTGGATCAGTAATACAAACCTTGGCACACAAGCCCAATTATTGTTAGCACCCACAGCAACAACAATTGCCACAGGTGCTAACTTAGTGTCTGTATTGGCTATTAATCCACAGACATTTGCCAGTCGCAGTGACGCATTTACCTGGGCCAATGGTAAAACTGGCACTACACAGACCATGGCTCTGGATGTCAGTGGTAATTTAACTGTCACCGGCGATGTTCGTATCAATGGTAATGACATACAAAACAGTTCTGGCACTGCGGTTATTAGTATGACTGGTGCTAATACAACCACCACTGTTAATACTACTTTATTAAGTTTAACTAATCCTACAACGCAGACAACATACGGTGGCAGCACTAGTTTACTCATTAATGCAGGTAATCCAGCGGCAGCATCATTTAATGATCGTGTCAGTCAACTGCGTGTTCAAACAGCAACTACCAGTAGCAGTGAAGCATCAACAATTACATTTAACACTGGTAAATTTAACACAGGCACTAACTTGTTCAGTGCTACGCAAAGTGGTGATTATCTAGGTGAGTTCTTTTTTGGTGGTAATTATGGTACTACCGGCACTTTTACCACACTGGGGCCCAGCGTTCGTTTTAGGGCTACGGCCGCTGAAAACTTTACTGCGTCTGCCAGTGGTGGTGCATTTGCCATCAATGTGGATAAAATCGGTGGCACTACACCATTAGATGCCATTAGCATTAGCAGTGCCAATGCTGTAATAGCCAGTGATGCTTTAACTCTCAATGACAGCAATAGCGTAAATCTTGTTGGCAGTAAAATTACTTACAACAGAGTGTATGGAGCATTCCAATACAACACCACAGTAACACCTGCTGCCGCAAACACAGCGGCTGTGTTCCCTATAGGCATTGTGGATTTCAGCAACATTGTTAGTGTAGGATCTACCAGCAGGATTATCATAGGTGCCGCAGGCTTGTATAACCTACAGTTCAGTGTTCAAGTAGAAAATACAGTCAACGCAGAACATGTGGCTTATATTTGGCTGCGTAAGAATGGCACGGATGTCACAGGCAGTATGGGCCGTATTAACATTCCTAAGTCAGGAGCAACCATTGCTGGTTGGAATTATGTGATAAGTTCTGCCAATACCACAGACTATTATGAATTGGCTTATGCTGTCAACGACACCGCGGTGATATTCCCAACATACGCTGCCACAGCATTTGGGCCCGGCACAGCAAGTTTAATCACAACAGTGACACCCATAGGAGCATAATCTGTATTAAGAATTGACTCGTTAAATAGTCAATGAGACGTCCACAAAACAAAGACTGGCAATTCTTTACGGGTACTAAACCCGATTATAGAATGCCAGACCCACGCATACAAGTATCAGCACACACAGGCTGGGTTAAAACAAACATTAATAATTACGCTGATTATACAATTAACGCTTTTCCAGAACCAGATAATTACACACACGCAATTTGGAGTCTAGGACCTGTGTTCATAGACAGTGTTGACTATCAGTGTTGGTATAAAAATCGTAGCCGCAAAGGCTGGATGAGTTTGTACTACGTAGAAGATGTTGACACATTTAAATCACAGATACCCCAGGATGCACTGGCACTGTGGACCAACCCCATGCCACGACCACCCAGACCTCGCATCAGTCGCATTCAATTGGATGTTGTCAGGCACTGGGGACGACAAAGTGGTGAGACCTTGGACGAACGACTGTATGGTCAGGGCACGTTTAACAGTTTGATTTACAAGGGTGCAGACATTAAGTTTGTCAATGCCATTGTTGGTGAACCAAGAACATTTAACGTCAGCATTGAACAAGAAGATTTCACCGAAGATTACTAAAGTACTAGATAGTATTTTAGTTTTATATACTAAATAACTATGACAGCGGCAGATTCATATCCCTTACGGCCATTAGAGTAGGTCTGTTGTTGTTATTATCCTTGTTAGAATCACCGTTGTCATACGTTTAATCTCCAATATTGTTTGTAGGGTAAGGTGATTCGGGAATTAGCCCTAGTTTCGCATCTAGGGCTTTTTCTTTGGCTGAAGTGTTGCAAAAATACAACACCGTAAATAATCCAAATAATTAGGCGTTTATTCCTGCCTGTGCTATAATTGATACATGTCAGCGATAATGCTACATAACACACTTAACACACAGAGGATATTATGAAAAAACTTTTAACACTTTTAGTTATTGCAGGTTCTGTAACAGCCACACAGGCACAGGATATTCTTAAAGAATTCAATAGCCGCAGTTTCCAACTTGGAAGTTGTATGTTGATCTTAAATCAAGACAAGCAAATATCTAATAAAAATATTAACACTTGGAATGCCGTTGCCAGTCAAATGAAAAATGACCCCAAAGCAATTCGCGCTTATGAAGGACTTTGGAATGGACTTAACAATAGAAATGCTCAAGTCATGTTTCAAATGAGCCAAGAAAGTTGTAACAAACTTGGTTATAAGGTGCTATAATGAATAAATTTATAACATACAAAGTTGTGGGCAGTGACGGAGATGGCATTCCATTTTGGAAGGTAGTAGAAGTTCATGGAGGATTGGAACTTTGGTCTAAAGGTATGAGCCGCAATAAACAAGAAATGATTGATTTGGCTAAAAAACTTAACAACGAATTGGAGCGAGTATAATGCAAGTATTTAACAAAGATCAATTACACTACATTGCCAAAGGACAAGTGCATCGCGCTACACTGCGATCACAGATCAATGAAGCACTACACAACAATCCATTCCGTGAGAATTTTGTAGTCTCAAGTATGCCAGGATTGGGTAAAAGTTTTGAAATGGATAAAGCATTAAAATTAATGACTAATGCACCGCTGGTGTTTAATGGTACAGCCAGTATGCCATCATTTATCATTGATGTTGCCACCGCAGTCTATTTGGCACGAGGTCAACATCTTACAGTGGTACTTGATGACTGTGATGTTATCTTTGAAGATAGTAATGTCAATATAGCAAAAAAGATGTTTGATGATACAAGGATTTTACGCTATGGTAAAGTAGCCAAAGGCTTGTATAAATTCTGTACAGATTTACAAATTGAAGCAATTGAAAATTTTGCTCAGCCTGAATCAGCAGGCTTTACAGTTCCATTGAATGATGTAACTTTTATCACATTAACCAATCGTCATTTACCCACAGTCAATGAAGTTGATGACATGGATCCGTCTACTTCAAAACATAGCAAAGCCAAAGATCTGTATGCTATTCGTCGTAGAACAGAATACAAAGAAATTGGCATGGATAACTTGGAACTTTGGGGTTATGTTGCTGATGTTGTTATCAATGAACAAATCTGCGAAAAGTTTATGCCCAACATTTCAATGAGCCAAAAGGAACAAATTGCTACTTGGTGCTATACGCACTGGGATAAAGTTACAGAACGCAACCTAAGTCTCACTGAAAAGATGACCAAGGACATGGTTCGTTATCCCAAAGATTATCTTGATATTTGGACAACTAATTACATTCAGGTGAAATAATGACTAAATCTATACAACAAATCTTAGATGAGCAACGTCAAACTGCTGAAATTTATAAGGCAACTAAACACCAAATTGGTATCAGTGAACGTAGTTTAGATCCTGCATGGCATGCAGCCAATCAAAGTGCTATTAATACCAAGAAACAGGATCCAAACTATCAAGCCAATAGATCTCGTCTTAATAAAGAAATGGCCAAAGATAGAACTGTTCAAGATAAAAAATCACAGACTATTAAGCAACAATATGCTGATCCAATTTATAAAGAATTTAGACTTGCAATTATTCAAGAAGTTACTAAAACTGATAAATGGAAAGATGCTCATGCCAAAGGCCTAAACAAACGCAATGAAAATGGTTGGTATGAAAAAAATTTAGAAGCCGCTAAAAAAAAATGTAAACCAATTGTATCAACTGAATATGGTGTATTTCCTGGTAAAAAGCATTTGGCTGAACACATGATATCATTGGGTGTTGTAAATGCAATGGGCAAATTGGATCATTGGTTAAAAACTAAACCCACTGAACTTTATTACATTTCCAAAGAAGAATACATAATGCTCACAGGAAAAGAGTTATAATAGATAAATACTAACTTAACAAGGAGACACTGTGAAGACAGAACACATCACTTATAAACTGCGACAGGGTGTGCAAACCAGAGACCCACTGCGATCACTGAACGTTCAGGATCAACAATGGTTACGCCAGGTACTTACTGCTTACATGCTATTACAGGACTATGACCCCAGACCCGAATTCAATCAATGGTTCAATAAACCCAATGAAAAACTGCTGAGACAGCCACAGAAAAACAATCAATATAACAGTCCCAGAAGTTTCTGTGAAGGCGTCATTGATAAACTATCACAGACACCCAAGCGCAGAGACCTAAGTCCTAAAACATGCACAGGCATTGAAACATTGACTACACTCATGGCTGAGATACACAGCAACCAAATACCAGAAATTAAATTTATTGAATCTGGCACGATCATTGAAACCACTGAGTTTACTACGCTGTTTGCAAAAATTAAAACATGAAATCACCGGCGTTTTTTTCAGGGCTAGGTCTACAACTAGTAATAAGCAAGCCTTTACTCCTGATCCCTCAAAATGACTTCAAGCCCCCTGGGCTCCCAAACGGCGAAGCGACGACGAAGTCGTGTTTGTCAAATGCTGTAAAGACCTACTAGGTCTGCATTTAGTAATACAAACATATATATATACATCTTATTGTTATATACTACTAGATGCAGACCTAATAACATAGACAAGGAATAGAAATGAAAAGCAAAAGGATTAATCAATTGAAAATAACGATTATAGACAACATACCAAACATGTTGGACAACCACTGGTTTGATCCAGGATTCAATACCCGATACACTAAAAAAGAATATTCTGGTAGATACAAATTAAACTTATGGATGCTGACACCCACACGCCCAGTGCAACTGCAAAGCACACTGAGTTGGCCGCCCAGTGATCTAGCCCGCAGACAACGCTGGAAAGATTGTAAAGTATTTTATGAACAACAGAGAACCATTGCACAGACAATCAAAGATGATGTAAACAGACCCAGCCCACTGCCACCATTGTTAGGCATGCCCAGTGAATATCAAAGCGGCACGTTTAAAAAAACTGGTAAGAACATACACAAATGGTACATACCCAGACTGCCCAGTTTGATCCGTGTGCAACACTTACGCAATCCAGACAATAGTTTATATTGGTTGGTTCACTGGATCATGCCCGATGATACCTTGGAGTTTGTCATAGATCAAAATGACTGTAAAATTGAAATGTGGGACAACAAAGGCGGTGGTAAGAGTAAAGTCTATATGAAAACTTATGCTCACGCATTTAACATAGACCCAGACTACTACATGCCTACAACCAATGAACATTTTGTTCAAGAAGGCATAGACTATGAGTATGAGGAATTCAAAGCCAGAGTCAATCATTTATATGCCATGAACGCTGATGTAGAAGCCTTGGCAGTACTTAACAAGCATCCTGTTTACACAGAACGCTGGAATGCTGAGTTTGTTAAATAAATACTTACATAACAAGGAGACAGCAATGATGCAAATAAGACAAAGCATTGATTATGAAGGCATGAATCACCAAGTGCTTAATCAAAGACTCAAAGATTTTCACAAAGAACATCCATTTAAGTCGGGATTTGACTGGGAGTTCCAGTACCTATGGGCAACTATGACCAATGAAGACGCACTGGCCTTTACATTAAAATATCCAGAATACAGTGAAAGGTTTACACAGATATGAGACCAGAACCAGACATACTAATGAGCACAGAACGTGAATGTAATCACGTAGACATCATAGTCAGTGAACATGTTTACTCAATTGCTTACCAGGGTCAGCATGTTACGCTGAGAACAAGACAACAGAAACTGGAAGGACAACGTTTCAAATATCCTAGATGTCAGTTTCCCACTAAGAAGGTGGCAGAGAACTTGGTTAATAAACTTAACACAGAGTTCAACACCACTGACTTTGCAGTGATTAGACTGTATTAATTGTTTGAGAAAATCTAAGATTATCCGTGGCTAAATATTGGATTAAGAGGACACCACAATGCCACAACCTAAAAAGAGTTATGAAGAAGTAAGAATACCCTTTGCCAAGATGAGTTACACGCCCGACGTACCATCAACGGCTCTGGGACCCAATGAATATAATTCTGGTTTAAATGTTGAAACAGACGTTAGAGGCATTAGATCAGTGGCTGGTGATCAAGAGTTTTTAGATACAATACCTGGCACTCCCACTTATGTCAGTGCAGGCTTTAGACAGCCACAGCCTGGCAAGGACAATAGTTACTACTTTGTAGCAGCCACCACAGAAGGCTACTGGTATGCTACCAATGGACTCAGTGCCTGGCAGGATATCACTCCCGGTGCTGGACCATTTACCACTTATGGACAAGCAACAAACATCACAGAAGCCTGGAATGGTACTGTGCCTTTCTACAATGACGAAGCCAATCCTCCCATGTTTTGGCCTGAGTTCAGTGGCGTAAGTTTAAAGACCACTGCGGCTAGTTCAGCGGCTGGCACAACAACAATTACCTTTGATAATCAAACAGATGAACTCACTGGTGTAGCAATCACCAGTCACACTGGTGACTTCAGTTATACCAATGGTGCAGTATTAAAGGTAAACCAAAAGGTTACAATATCTGGCACTAACACTAACACAACAACCAAACAGTTAACCAATGTAGACATTGTAGGTAACGCTGGTAGAATAAGTTTTGACAATCCTAGTTTTGCCAGTTTTGTAGGCACAATTGATGATGGCACTGCTCCAGGTGCAGGCACTGTGTTAACAGTGACATCAGTGACATCAGGCTTTATTGAAGTTGGCATGGCACTGTCAGCCAGCAGTCTAACAGCAAACACAACAATTACAGCCTTTGTATCTGGCACTAATGGTGGTGTGGGTGTTTACACTGTAAACAACAGCCAGGAACGACTGAGTCAAGCATTTCAGGGCTATGAACAATTTAACCTAGTTGAAGGACAAAGCGTCACTGTAGCAGGGACTATTACCAATACTGATACAACACTGAGTAATGTGAAGATAGTCAACAGTGGCGGTGACTTTACCTGTGACAGTACTACAATTATAGCAGGACAAAGCGTAGAAATATCAGGCACTATCACTAATACAGATACTACATTGTCATCAGTGTTCATTACAGGACTTGAGGGAACATTCAGTTCAGCGGCATCAACATTCACAGTGGGGCAAACTGTCAACGTCAGTGGTTCAGTAAGCGCAACACCACAGACACTGAGTGGAGTAGTCATTGCTGGCAGTGGTGGTGAATTCAGTTGTGCTGCCAGCACGTTAAGTATTGGACAAACAGTTATAGTTTCAGGCACTAATACTAATACCACAGTGACAGCACTGGCTGGTGTAGCCATTACAGGCACAGCAGGTCAGTTTAGTTGCACAGCATCAACATTAACAGCAGGACAAGTAGTTAAAATATCAGGCACTCTGGGTGGCACTGGCACTATCACAGGCTATGTTGATCCTAGTTTATATGTTATCAGTACAACCAATGGCACAACAACGTTTACACTAACAGAACTAGATGGCACAGCATTGGTTACTACAGCAGGCACGCCCACTGGATTAACCTATGAAGTGCAAGCACCATTGATCAATGGTTATACTAATCCTACAACCTATGTTATCAGTGCTACAAATACTACAACAACATTTACATTAACAGAACTCAATGGCACACCTTTATTAACCTTTGGTGGAACAACACCGGGGCTGACATTTCAAACACAGATTGCCAGTGCTGTAGGTTACACCAGTCCCAAAGATTATATTATTTCAGCAACCAATGGAACAACAACGTTTACTCTAGTTGAAACCAACGGCGCCCCATTGTCAACAACTGGTGGTAGCCTAGCAGGTATCACTGTTAAAGTTCTGGCACCAGCAATTACTGGATACACCAATCCTACAACTTATCTAATTGGATCAACCAATGGCACTACTAGTTTTACACTGATAACACAAAGTGGTCAAAGCATAACAACACAGGCTGGAACACCCACAGGTATCACAGTAAAGATACTGAAGCCCAGCATAACAGGATATACCAATCCAACAACTTATTATCTATCAATAGCCAATGGACAATACTCTCTAGTAGACGGTGCTGGTGACGCACTGGTTACCACAGGTGGTAGACCCACAGGCATTACGTTTACAGTGTTGGCACCCAGTGTGGCCAACGGCACATATTTCATAACTTACACAGATGGTGTCAGTGCGTTTAGATTAAGTGCCACACAGAATGGTGCGGGCATTGCAACCAATGCAGGCACACCT